TTGGGCAAACATAGGGTACTACCGTTTCTTCTGATGACCATGCAAGGACATCATCTCTTTCTTCGCACCACCTAAAAGCTTGTCTTTCCCACAGGGATCTATAGGTTACCCTTTTAGGATCTCCCATATACTTTTTTGGTTTTTTTATCTTGTATTTGCCCTTATAAGTCTTCGACATTTGCCTTATAAATAATCATAGTTACTCTTTACATATTTATAGGATTCACACATGGCCCTTGTTTATCCAGCCAATTTATACGACTCAGATTCGAATTATATAATTTTTACTGCAAGAGATAAAGATGGAGCTAGTCTATCATCTATTGCATTATATTCTCCTCCTGCTCTTGCTTTTTCTGATGGAGCTGGTTATTCTACTTTTGATATGGGTCCAATAGGTGCAACAATTGTTGCTGGAGTAGAAGGTGGCTTAGGAGCAGATGACTTAAAGAATATGGCAAGTGCTGCTACTGGAAGTACAGAACTAAAAACTATATTGGCGGCAAAAGCATTACAAAATGCCGCGGTAATTCCTGGTGCAGATAGAGCAGCAGATTCATATCAACAATCTAAATCAATTGCTATGAATCCCAATACTGTTACGGCTTTCTCTAATATGAATATTAGATCTTATGTTTTTAATTTTAAGTTAGTAGCAGAGAATCAAAATGAGTCAATACAAATTAAAGGTATACAAAACGCTTTTCGCGAATTTATGTATGCAGATACAGATGGTGCGCAAGGTTACATTCTAAAATATCCTGCTAAATGGGATATATCATTTAAGCGCGGTGGTACCTCTGATGATAACCCATTCCTTCCTAGAATTTTTGAAAGTTATCTAACTAACTTACAAACTACTATGAATTCATCTTCCCATTTAACCCATGCTGATGGGTCTCCTACTGAGGTAGATTTATCAATTACTTTCCAAGAAACAAGAGTGCTTACTCAGAACGATATTAGAGGATTGTTATAATGAGTAATTTTTTCAAAAACTTTCCTATTACAGCTTATGAGTTTAAGTCAAATAATTCAAAGCAAATTATTGTTGATATATTCAGACATATTAAAACTGATATAAAAATAGATGATGCTGCAGCATATAGTTATTACGATATTCAAGATGGTGAAAGACCAGATCAGATTTCAAATACATTATATGAAACTCCACAATATTACTGGACCTTTTTTCTTTTGAATGATCATTTGCGAGATGGGTTACACAATTGGCCAAAAGAATATAATGAACTACAAACATTTCTAGTTGAAAAATATCCTAATAAGGTAATTACTTCTTATTTAGAATCTGGAGCAAATGGAACCAATCATTTTTTACATTCAAAATTTATAGTTGGTGAAACTATTACTGGTGATGTAACAGGACATACCGCTACTATAAAAGAAATAAAAACTTTATTAAATCAGCTTGTAATTGAAAATGCTACTGGAGATTTTACTGGAGATACTACAATTACTGGATCTCAATCAACTCATACTTTAACTAGAGATTCTTCATATGATTTTGTTGTTGAAGACCAAATGAATGCTGTACATAATTATGAAGATGCTTCTGGCCAGGAAATTTCTAGAACATTATTCCAAAAAGGAGAAGTTGGGTTTACTGAAGTAACAAATAGAGAATATGAAGAAAATAGAAACGATACATATTCTAAGATTCGTGTTTTGAAAAGATCTTTGGTACAAGACTTTGCCAGAGCTTATAAGGATTTGATTAATAGATGAAACAGTCTGGTTTACACCTCACAACATCAGCTTCTGCCGGTGATCCATCTGCTTTTCGGATGGAAATTAAAATTAGTAATGTTAATAATGAAACAAAAGACATTACTCAATTAGTTGATACTTTTCGAGTAACCGAATCAATATATCAACAAGCGCTTATTGCAGAAGCAACAATTGCTGATGGAACAAACTTTTTTGAAGATTTTGGAGTCTCAGGTAATGAGCAATTCCACGTTACTCTTATTAAAAAGTTAGATGGATCTTCTGAGCCAGTAGAAATTCGTACAACATTTTATGTAATGGATATTCCTATGTTTGCGCGCCCAAAGCCAGACGCGCAAGCTTATACTATTAGACTCGTTTCTCCATTTGGTCTTATATCGAAAATGAGAAGAGTTGAGCACGTCCACAGAGGAACCGCGGTTGAAATATTAGAAGAATTATACAGACAGTGCGGTATAGAATATAAGAATGTACAATTAAAAGAAACGCAAGATTATCGTGGCAATGGAAATAATGTTTTTCTTTTAGTTAATGACCAAGACTCTTCTCCGCCATTTGTATACATTCCGCCAAAACCAACTTATTCAGATGCAATTGCTCAAATATTATCAAAAGCATCAGCTGCTAATGGTGCACCATATTTTGCATATGAAACCTTTATTGGTGGCCAACATATTTTGAATTCATATAATCAAATGATACTTACTGAAAAGTATGATAGGTATTATCAATCATCTTTTATGAATGCAAAAGCATTAACTGACGAAGCATATGAAGAAAAAAGAAGAAGAATTTTAGAAATTTCTTCTAATCTAGGATTTTCTCCATATAAAGGATTCAAGGATGGTTCTTACGTAACAAGAACTCATGCTATTGATTGGCAAACTAAGTCTTATATTCTTCAAGATTTTAATGCTTTTCGAGATGGAATTGCTATGTTAGATAATGATTTAGTAATGCATCCTAATTTTAGCATTTCTAATTCTATTGATTATACAAATACTGCAGACACGCATGCTTTATATTATTCATTAAATTCTTTAGCTTTTGCTGACAGAGCAGAAGTTGGAATGCATGAGCATATGCAATTTGTTGGAGCTCAACGAAGAGCAATTTTAGCAAATTTGGGTCAAATAACTCATGTAGTAAAATTGAATGGCGATCCAAGTTTAACTCCTGGTAGAACAATTGAATTAGAAATTCCAAAATCAGGAGCCGCTGATACAGAACAACGAGATCCAGATCTTTTATTATCGGGAAGATATTTAATTGTGTCAGCTAATCACATATTTGATAATGACGGATATAGTACTCAATTGAAAGTTGCTAGAGACGGTGTTGATAGAGGCAATTTAGCTGCGAGACCAGTTCAAGGTCAACCGGATCCAGTATATGGTGCTGAAAGTACTTCTGCTCCATTAACTCAACCAAAACAAATTTCTGGAGCTAGTGCAGATGGTCCACCAGCTGGATTGAGAGGTCCGGCTACATCAGTAGCAGCCGATGCTGAGGTTGTTGAAGTTAATGGACCAGTTGATGAAGCAGTAGCAACAGCAACAGCTACATCTGATCAAGCAGCTGGTGATACACAAGTTGCAACTGCAGAAAATGAAGGAAATATTACTTCTGCTTATGGTCCAGCTGGAGCTGCAGCCGGAGATATATTTAATGAAGAAGACCTTGAAGATGAATTGAAGGAGACGGTTACCGATCGATCTTCACAAAGTAATACGGGACCACAATAATGATTAATTACGGCCAATCAGGATTTCGATCTCCAGAATTTGTATGGTTTACTGGAGTTGTTGAAGATAGACATGATCCATTAGTTTTGAATAGAGTAAAAATTAGAGCTTTTGGTTATCATACAGAAGATAAAGCAAAATTACCAACAGAGGCTTTACCTTGGGCCGCCGTTCTTATGCCAACAACTTCTTCTGGTACTTCAGGAGTTGGTGATGGTGTTCATGGTTTAGTTGAAGGTTCATGGGTTATGGGTTTCTTTAGAGATGGACCTGATGCTCAAGATCCAGTTGTTATTGGTACCATTATGGGAAATAATGATAGTGGTGCTGAACCTACAATGGGTTTTAACGATCCTTATGGTGTTTTCCCCAGAGAAGCTGGTAGCGATAGTGGAGCTCGAGCTTTAGGAACAGATGATGAAAGAAAAGCAGCGGTTGGTGTATACGAACCAGAAGATGCTTATAAACCAGAATATCCTTATAATAAAGCAAAGGTTACAGAATCAGGACATATTTTAGAATTTGATGATACGCCCGGCGCAGAAAGAATTAGTATTCAACACCGAGCTGGCGCTTTTATTGAAATGAGACCTGATAATAAAATGAGAACTAGATCTCAAGAACGTTATGATGCTATGACACAATGGATTGTAACTGTTTCTGGAGATTGTTCATTAAATGTCGGAGGCAGTTTATCTGCAACCGTTCAAGGAAATTCAAGAATTGGTGTTGGTGGAAGTGCTAACTTAGATGTAAAAGGAAATTCAATTCAAAGAATTAATGGTTCATCAGTTACTTATACAACTGGTAATACTCAATTACAAACAACCGGTGACATTAATGTAAAAAGTAGTGGTAATTTAAGAATTGACTCAGCAGGATCAATTACTTTACGATCAGATGGTGATGCTTTTCTTATTGGTAAAAATGTTACTATTTCAGCTGAAGAAACATTGTCGCTTCTTGGAAAAGAAATTTTTCAATCAGCTATAGAAACACAATCAATTATTGCTCCAAACTATGCTATAAATGTAGAAGAAACAATATCAATTCAATCAACTAAACTTGAATCAATACATAGTACTGTGGAATTTGATGCCGATGCTCAAATAGATTTAACAGCACCAACATTAAATATTGATTCATCAAGTCAATTTAATGCAAGATCAGCAACAACTAATTTAAGTGCTACTAGTACAATGAACATTGCTGGTGGAACATCTAACATTGGATCTTCGGGTACAACAAATATTAAATCAAGTAGATTGAATTTGAACCCAGGTGGAACAATGTCGACTACTTCAGCTGCAAGTGATGTTAAATCACCAGACCCATTACCTCCAATTGAAACTGCTAAACTTCCTGGAATTGGATTTACAGAAGATGAAGCTTCTCCTTTTGAAGTTTTCATTGAAGAAGCTGATACCGATATTCAATTCCCGTTACCAAGATATTCAGTAATTAAGCCAGATGGAACATCTTCTCCATCACAACAAACTTATGCATTAGCTACAACTGGTAGATATGGAAGAGATAATAGTCAAATATCTGGATATACCGGAGCAAATCTTGGATTAAATGAAACAAGAGGTACTGGTGGTCAAGGTGCAGTTCCATCAACTGGCAAAATAATTTTAGGTGGACCTGGAATTGCTGGTCCTTCAGTTCAATATGTAAATCAATATGCTACTAGAAATAAAGAAGTTTCAAGTCAAATGGAATCAATTCTAAAATCTGCTGCTCAGTCTACTGGACTTGATGTACAAATTTTCTCAGGTGGTATGACCTCAGATCGAAGAACAGGATCAAACCGTCACCTAGATGGTAATGCTGCAGATGTGTGGCTTTATAAAGATGGACAAAGATTATTTAGTACAGATTCAGATTTTCAAGCTTTTGCAAGCGCGGCTAAAAATGCTGGTGCAACCGCTATTGGAGCTGGTGTAGGTTATATGGGTGGAGTTGGTTTGCATATTGACGTTGCAGCAGGAAAATCAATACCGTCAGATTCAGCCACTGTTTGGGGTTCTGGTGGAAGAAGAGCAAATGCTCCTTCTTGGTTAGTACAAGTAATGGAGGGCTAAATGCCGAACATAATAGTTAAAAATTCAACGTCTACTGGTGATCCCTGTGGAGCTCCTCCAAGAACACCTTTGTCAGCAAGTAGTAATGTTTTTGCTGGTGGGCAAGCCGTTGTAAGAAAAGGCGATGCTTATAAACCTCATGCATGCCCTAATGCTCTGCCACATGGGGCTTCGGCTGGTGGCGGATCAAGTAATGTATATGCAAATGGATTGAAAGTTCATATGCAAGGTGATAGTATATCGTGCGGAAGTAAAGCAGCTAATGGCGTTAGTAGCGTAAAAGTCAATTAATTCGATATAAATAATACCATGAGTACAGAAATTCTATCAGATAAAAATGTTGAAACAGCAACTGCAAAAGTAGTTGCTCGTGCTCGGCCGTATACTGATTTGGACTTAAAATTTAAGCCACATCCAAATTTCGGAGATATTGTTCCAACAAAAGATTTAGTTGCTATTAAGAATTCTGTTAAAAATATTATATTAACGGGATATGGAGAAAGACCATTTCAACCTACTTTTGGTTCTCGTATTAATGAATTTATGTTTGAGCAACTAGATCCTATTACTACTTCTTTGTTGAAAGATGAAATACGAGTAGCAATTGAAAGGTTTGAACCTAGAGTTGCAGTACAAGAAATAAAAATACAAGATATGGTAGATTCCAATAGTATTTTTATTTCTGTTAATGTATTAGTTATGAGTAGGCAGGAATTAGTAGACGTTGAATTATTTTTAGAGAGAACGAGATAAATGGCAGAAAAAATTAAAAACGTTACTGAACTTGATTTTGATCAGATTAAAATAAATCTGAAAGCATTTCTAAGTTCTCAAGAGAAATTCAATGATTACGATTTTGATGGTTCAGGATTGAATGTGCTACTTGATGTATTAGCATATAATACTCAATACAATGCGTTGCTAGCTCACATGACAGCTAATGAAGCATTTCTTGATACCGCTCAAATAAGATCAAATGTAGTTTCAAGAGCTAAAGATTTGGGTTATATGCCTAAGTCAAATAAAGCTGCTACAGCTCAACTAAAAGTTACCGTTACTGGAGACGCTGAATCTGCCGCAACTATACAAATAGCAAAAGGCACAGCTTTTCTCGGAGTACTTGGATCTCTCACAAAAACTTTTGTAACTAATAATACATTTGAAGCTTCAAAAAATTCTTCAAATCAATATGTATTTAATAATGTTGAAGTATTTGAAGGAGCACTAAATACTTTAACCTTTAGGGTTGATAATAGAATTGAAAGACAAAAATTCAAAATTGATGATGCTAAAATTGATACCTCTACAATGCTAGTAAGAGTTAGAGAATCTTTAACTTCTACAGAAGCTGAAACTTATAGAACATATACAAATTTAGTAGATATTAAAAGTGATACTCGGGCTTATTTTATAAAAGAAAATTTTGACGGAATATACGAAATTCATTTTGGTGATAATAATATAGGAAAAAGACCTGCCACAGGCGAAATTGTAGAAATTACATATATTACTACAAATGGGGCTGACGGTAATGGTTGTAAAAGTTTTAGTATTAATTCTTCAATTGCTGGACTTTCTCAAATAGCCATTGAAAGAGCTGCAGGTTTTGATAAAACAATTAATGGTACAGATCGCGAAACAATTGAATCAATTAAATTCAATGCTCCTCAACTTTTTGCTGCTCAAAATAGAGCTGTAACTTCAGAAGATTATAAAAGCATATTAAAAGCAAATTATGATTTTATTCAAGATATTTCTGTCTGGGGTGGTGAAGTAAATGATCCACCTTTATATGGAAAAGTTTTTATATCAATAAAACCTAACGATTCAGAGTTTTTAACTACTGCTACTAAAACTTCTATTGAGCAATTTTTGTCCAATAAGAATGTAGGATCAGTTACTGTAGAGCTTGAAGATCCAGACTATACATATGTCACTGGCACAATCGAATTTAAGTACGATCCAAATAATACAAATAGAACTAGAGCTCAATTACAAGCTGCAGTGAAAGATGCAATTGCTCTTTATAATACAAATAAACTTGGTAAATTCGATGGTGTATTGAGATACTCAGATTTCTTAAGAACAATCGATAATGTTGATGAAGCTATATTAAACTCATTTGCAAGATTACAAATGCATAAAAGAATTGTTCCAATTACTGGTGTTGCTTCAAACTATACTATTAATTTTGCTTCGCCTTTATATATTACTGATACAGCAGAAGAAACATTATCTTCTAGTACATTTACTGTGGGAACAACCGAAGTAGTAATTGGAGATACATTAGTTGGAGATGGAACAAATAATCGTACAGTTCAATTAAAAAATGCTTCTACGGGTGATATAGTAAATGCTAATATTGGAATTCTTTATCCAGCAACTGGAGTATTAGAACTTCAAAACTTAAATGTTGCTTCAACTGCAAATATATTAATTTATGCAGATCCAGCATCTTATGATATTGCACCAAGATATAATCAATTAATTGATATTGAATTTAGTGATTCTCCTGGTATTACAGTAACTGGAGAAGAAGATACAATTGCTATGCTTGGAACTTCTGGATCTGTAAATTATAACACATTTAATAGAGATGGCTAATGAGCGACGATAAGTTTAATATAGAAACTAGTCGTATAGAAGGACTAATACCCCAGCAGCTAATTGCTGACTCTGGGCCTTTGATCGAATTCCTAAAAGAATATTATAAGTTTCTTAATCAAAGCACCGGTCCTTCGGGAGTACTAAATGAGTTATTATCAAATAGAGATTTAGATAAAGCTGTAGACTCTTATGTTGAATTGATCAGAAAAGAAATTGGTGATGGATTAGTAAAAGGAATTGTTGCTGATAAAATTAATCTATTTAAGCATGTTTCAGATTTTTATCAAGCTAAAGGTTCCCTAGATTCATTTAGACTTTTATTTAGATTCTTATTTGGTGTTGAAATTGAAATTTCTCTACCTAAAGAAAAAATTCTAGTAGCATCTGATGGTAGATGGAGTCAGCAAAATTCTATCTTTATAAATTTATCTGCTGGTAATGCTTTCAACTTAACTGGTAAAACAGTGACAGTAACTTCTGGCGGAGCGATTGTTAGTTTTGAAGTTAACCGTGTACGAAGAATTGGTGTAACTTCAAACTATGAAGTTTTTATTACTAGAAAATCTCAATCAGCCTCAATTACTCTTGGAACACAAATCACAAAAGATGATTGTACTTTTACAGTCATAAATTCTTTGAACCAGCAAACACTAGTGTATGGTGGATCTGGTTTCCAAGTAGGTCAAATATTTGATTTAGATGATGGTACTACTTCAGGAACAAAAGTAAAAGTAGCAACCGTTGATGGCAATGGTGCAATTACTAAACTAGATTTTTTAGTTTTTGGTGTAGGTTATTCTGCTGATTTCACAGCTAGACTAGTACCAGAATCAGAATTGAATCCTGGAGATCCAGATGTAATAGTAACAACCACAGCAACAGCTGATCAAACAAATCATCCAACTAATGCTATCTTTACTTTCGCTAATGATACATTAGCTCAATATTCTGGTGCATATGTTACTAATAAAGGGTTTTTGTCAGATGATATTTACTTACAAGATAATTTCTTCTATCAACAATATTCGTACGTAATTAAGTCTGGCGAAAGATTTGCTAGTTATGAAAATTTAGTTAGAAAGACAGTTCACCCAGCTGGTATGAAATTATTTGGTGAATTCGAAATTAACAATGAATTTGATCTTGCAAGACAAATTTCTCTATTGGCAAGATTCTACTACGAACGATTCCACGATGTTGTTGAAACAACAGCAACAGATTTTGATTGGGTATTTTATAAGAATTTAGAAGAAACTGTTACACCCGATGATACAGATTTTGATTGGGTATTTTATAAAGCTCTTACAGAGGATATAACAGTAACGTTTACTTTTACAAATGAAGTAAGAAAAGCTTTAGATGAAACTGTTACAACTACTTCTTCTAATTCGTTCCATGTTACAAAGCCCCTGAGCGAGTCTATAAATATAGGGGATAGTGGAAACGTTCAATTAAATCCGTATGCCGTTAACTATTTTGGTGAAGAGTATACTGAAGGAACAACATTATTTACATAAACTTTAGGAGAGAACTAAAATGCAAATGCAAGATTTTTTATCTGCAAAAGGTGAGGTCTTTATTGAAATAAAAGGACCAGATCAGATTATAAAAGAAAAGATTCACATTCCGAATCTTGTAGTTCAAGCTGGTCGAGACTTTATTGCAGAACGATTAATTTCAAATACTGACAACTTTATGACTCACATGGCTGTGGGAACTGATGGCACTACACAAGCGTTATCAGATACAGCGTTGGGATCAGAAGAAGCTCGTCAGGCTTTTGATTCAGCAACAAGAAACGCTAACGTAACAACATTCGTTACAACTTACGCTCCTGGTACAGCGACAGCTGGAATTCAGGAGGCAGGTATCTTTAATGCTGCTTCAGCTGGTACCATGCTTTGTCGTACAGCTTTTCTAGTTGTTAATAAAGCTGCAGCCGATACAATGGTTGTTACTTGGGTAATTACAATTTCATAAATTAAGTAGGATACTATGTCAGCTATCATCAGACCTAATTTACACCATACTATGGCTGAATCGATTTATGAAAAGATTCAGAATAAATCTGCTTTATATTATTACTATCTTGGTAAGACTTTGACATGGGACGATGAAGCAAATCCTCCAGTTCCGCAAAACAATTATTCTTACGAATATGATGCAAGAAATAATTTCATTTCATTAAAACAAATATCATTAAATGATGTAGCATTTATTTCTCGTCGAGTTAACTGGGCTTCCGGAACAGTTTATGCTATGTACGACGATACATATCAAAATGATCTTCCACTTGAAGATCGAGATTTTTATGTATTAACTGATGACTTTAATGTTTATAAATGTATTTCAAATAATGGTGGTGCACAATCTACTATAGAACCAACAGGAACAGATGTTGATTATTTTTCAACTAGTGATGGTTATATATGGAAATTTATGTTCTTTTTACCATTAGCTTTAAGAAATAAATTTTTAACAGCTGGTCATATGCCAGTTCCTAAACAAGTTAAAAATCAATATTACAGTGCTGGTGTAATTACCGGTTATACTCTAGTTCATGGTGGAAGCGGTTATGATGCAGACGAGGCTTATGCGGTTGTTACTAGTGGACCAAATGATGGTAATTCTGGAGCCGGAGCAAATATTGATTTAACTATCGAGAATGGTACAGTTACAGCTATTGTAATTAATAATGGTGGAAGTGGTTATTTGAATCCAACTTTAACTGTTGCTGTTGGAGCAGGTGAAGGCAGTGGAGCTGAAATTACATTGCTAACTTCTTCTCCTGGCGACTTAGATACCTTGCAAGCGAACGTTGAATTACTTACAACTGACAGAGATATTTCTAATATTTTAATAACTTCTTCAACAACTGGATATACTTCTGCACCAGCAATTACAATTACAGGTGATGGATCAGGTGCAACAGCAACATGTACAATTGATGCCAATGGCGCAGTTGATTCAATTACAATAACTAATCGAGGATCTGGATATTCATATGCAACTGTAACAATTGCTAGTGAAGGAAGTGCATCAGCATCAGCCCGCGCAATTATCTCTCCAATTGGCGGGCACGGCTCAAATGCTCCTCGAGAATTACATGCTGATACTTTAGGTTTCTATGCATCGTTTGAAGACGAAACAAATCAGGGTGTAGAAGTTAATAATGACTTCAGACAATTCGGCTTAGTTAAAGATATTGAAAAATATAATGTAGTTGAATATTTCAACGGTGAAAACGCTTCAGCTTGTTTTTTACTTGAAGGAACTCTTACAGCGACTGATTATGCTTTAGATAGTAATATCCATACTTCTGGAAATGCAAAAGTTTTAAGAGTTGTTGGAGCAGAAACAAATAAATTATTAGTACAATCAATGGATGGATCAATTCCAGCTACTTCTGATGTTTTTTATAATGCTTCAGAAGGAAGTAATTTTACAGTAACTACTGTAACTAATCCAGACATTAATAAAATGACTGGCGAAGTTCTATTTATTGATAATAGATCAGCTTTTACTCCATCTGATGAGCAATTCGTTGTATTCAGGACTTTCATCAGATTTTAACATATAAATATTTCTAATAGAATAATCTTAGATAGAGTAGTGTAACATGTCAATTAATTTTAATACTGATCCATATTATGATGATTACGATGAAGCAAAGGATTTTTATAAGATCCTTTTTAGACCTGGTGTGGCAGTTCAGGCTCGTGAGCTAACACAATTACAAACTATTCTTCAAAAGCAGGTTACGCGATTTGGTAATCATATGTTTAAGAATGGATCTCAGGTTATTCCTGGATCTGTCAATATAGACAATAAAGTCCATTTTGCTAAGCTCGAAGATACGTTCAACTCAGTAGACGTAAAAACTTACTTAACACAATTTAGTGATAAAGTTATTACGGGCGCTAGTTCAGGAGTTACAGCTGTAGTAGTTGATTCTTCTGAATGCGGTTGTGTTGTTGATGGTACAATTCCTACTCTTTATTTCAAATACGAATCTACTGGACCAGATGGGGAAGTTAAAAGATTCACTCCCGGCGAAAACTTAATTGCTTATGCTGCAGATAATACCGCAGCTGCCAATTATCGATTAACAACTGATCAAACTGGTGATCTTACTGTTACAGTTCAATCACCAGTTGGTGCTACAACTTATACAAACAATGGAACAACTGATGTTTTAGGTTATGGATTTGGTGTAGAAGTAAAAGCCGGTATTTTTTATGTTAATGGTAATTTCTTACGTAACGATGAACTTCACTTATATGTTGGCCGTTTTGATCCTCTACCAACAGCTCGGGTAGGATTCAAAGTAGTTGAAGCTATTAAGAAGCCTGAAGACGATACTACTCTTTTAGACCCAGCACAAGGTGCATATAACTATACAGCACCTGGCGCTCATCGTCATGAGATTAAGCTTGAATTAACTGAATTAACAGAAGTTTCTTCTGGTTCTGATAATATTCAATTTATCGAATTAGCAAGAATTCGTGAAGGCTTCTTACAGCATAAAATCGAAAAAGCTGATTATGCTCATCTCGAAAGAGAATTAGCAAAACGTATGTTTGATACTCAAGGGCATTTTGAAGTTAATAAATTTAAGTTGTCTAAGAGAGAACATTTGAACAATGGAACTAATCAAGGTGTATATCTTGCCGGTGATGGAGGAGACGCTGATAAATTTGTTATTGCTACTGATCCTGGTCGAGCGTATGTGCATGGTTATGAAGTTGAAAATTTAGCTACTGTATTTACAAATGCTGATAAAGCTCGTACTGATGCTCATGTAGTGCAGGTTGAAGATTATCCAATCAATACACCAATTGGCAATTATGCCATTGTTGATAATCTTCGTGGTGGGATACCGGATTTTGAAGTATTTCAACAAGTTGATCTTCTAGACAAATATACTTTTGGTGGTGTAGATCATGTTGGTGGATCCGCTGCTGAAAAAGTTGGTACAGCAAGAGTACGCTCTTATGAACTTCATTCGACAGATTATTCAGGTGGAGCAAATACACAATATAGATTAGGTTTGATCGATATTAAAATGGATCAAAATAAATCTTTCGAAAATGATGTTAAAAGTATAGTTATAAATGCAGTAGAAAATATTGCCACAGGTGGTAGCAATATTGTACCAAGTACAGATGGAACACAAACTGGTTCTGCAACAAACGATGCTGGTAATAGCGGGTCTGGAACTAGTACAATTACAGGTTCTGGTACTTTATTTGAAGATGAATTTGTTGTTGGTGATATAGTAATTATCAACGGAGTGATTGCTGGTAAAGTTTCAGCAATCACTGATCAAACAACCATGACTATCACTAATTCAAATAGCGCAGTACTTGATGGTCGTATAAGAAAATTTAGAGCAAAATTATATGATCCTGAATATAATGAAGCAATGTTCAGAGTTGGCTTTGAAAATATCAAAAGCTTAAGAACTGGCGCAGGTGCATTAAATGGTACACTTAATGTTCGCCGTAAAATTACTGAAACTACAGATGTTTCAGGTAATTGGACTCATACACTCACAAATACTAGTGAAACATTTTTATCAGATCAAGATTTAGCAAATTACACACTTGCCCTTTCAAGTGATGGAACTATTCAAACTATAACTGGAGCTGATATTACCTTTAATGCTATTGGTGCAAGAAAAACAGTAACAATTAGTGGTTTGTCTGGTTCTGTTTCTTATGATTTGTATACAACCATCAAACAAGAAGATGGAACAGCAGCTAGTGAAAGATCAAAAACTTTGGTTACAGATTATTCACAAACTTTTACAACTAAGAAAACTGTGACCAATGGTACTATTGCTTTAGATAAAGCTGATGTTCTAAGAATAACAGATATTCGAGTTACACCTGGAGATTATTCAGCGTACGATCAAGCAAATTCAATATCAATTAAAGATCATTATAATTTAGATAATGGTCAAAGACCTACTTTCTATAAAAATGCTTCTATTATTTTGAAGGGAACTAAAAAGGTGCCTTCAGGAGCTATTAAAGTAGTTTATGATTATTTTAGTCATGGCACAACTGGTAACTATTTTTCAGTTGATTCATATATTCAACCAGAAAATCCGAGTTCCGGAATTTCTTACGAAGACATTCCAACAACAGAATTATCAAATGGTAAAATAGTACGACTATCAGATGTTGTAGATTTTAGGCCAATTATTTCTGGAACAAATACTGTCTTTAATGAAATTCCTAAAATGGGTACAGACATGACATCGTCTTACTCATATTACTTGGCGCGAAGAGATGTAATTACAGTCAATTCTGAAGGTGAATTTAGAATTATTCAAGGTATTCCATCATTGAATCCTAAGCTTCCTCCACATCCAATGGAAGAAATGTTATTGGGCGATTTGTTAATTCCTCCATATACTTTTAGTATTGACGATATTACACTTACTTTAGCTCCACAACGTCGTTATAAAACAAATGATATTGGTGATCTTGAAAAAAGAATTGTAAATCTAGAAAAGGCTGTTGGCTTAGATCAATTAAGTAAAGATGCAGCTGATTTGCAAATCACTGATCCAATAACTGGATTACAAAAATTTAAGAATGGTTTCCTTACTGATAATGGTTCAGGCCATAGCATTGGAGATGTAAGAAATCCGGATTATCGAATTGCAGTCGATAGGATTAATAAAGAAATTCGTCCTATGCATTTTACATCTGCTCTTGATATTATTGAAAATATTTCTTCTCAAGCAGAAAGAACTGCAGCAGGATATAAAAGAGAAGGTGATATAATTTCATTGACTTATAATGAAGAGCCAATGATTCAAAATCCCTATGCGTCAAGATCAATTGATGTTAACCCATATAAAATTGGGGCCTTCAAAGGAGAGATTATTCTTAGTCCAGAAGGAGATAACTGGAAAGATACCGATCGTCGACCAGATCTACAAGTTACAGATGATAACGGTTATGATGCTATTCGTTTTATGGCCGATGAGCTTGGAATTACTGGTACGCAATGGAGCGAGTGGGAAACTAACTGGTCATCTACAACTACTACTGGCGGCGGCCGACAAATTATTTCTGGTAATCCGAACCAAAGGCGGCAATGGGTTACAGTATCTGAAGGTGGAGCATCTACCGAAACTGTAACTAATATGTCAAGAACCGGTATTTCTACTACTCTTTCTTCTACAGTAAATACGCAAGACTATGGAGACCGAATAGTTGATATATCATACATTCCATATATGCGAGCTCGACCAGTAACAGTAGTAGCAAGAAATCTAAAATCAGATACTAAATTCTTCTCGTTCTTTGATACAGTTTCTGTAGATGCGCACGTTTTGCCAGCTGATGTTATGACTGTTTCAGTAAATTCACCTTCATCAACATTTATGGATTTTGATCCAAGTAGATTAGTGCAAGGTATTGTTGCAGATCAATACGAAAGATTAGATCAGGGTAGAACACAACCTTCATATCAAATTGGTGATGTTCTTAGAAATGATGAGCACACTGCAACTCGAATTACTGCAATTACTAACTTAACTAGTGCTGCTTCTACATTTACTTTAACAGTTGCTAGTACAACTGGATTAGCTGTAGGCCACCATGTTCTTCTTTATAACTTGGATGCTCAGCCAGCAATATCGGCTTCTCCTTCTGGAGATAATATTGCAATCCCAGAAGCAACCATCAGTAATTATGCTGTCGATACATCTGAAGAATTGAATTTAAGAAAATTCAAAATTACTGCAATTAGTGGAAGTAATATTACTCTTGCAAATCTTGACGGTACTGATGTTGCAGCATTTAGTGCATATAATACTTCAGCTTACAATTCTAATGATGGTGGTCAACTATTACGACTAAGAGGTTCGGCAGTTGTTGCATATGCTGGTTCAGTAACAACAGGGACTCTCGCGAAT